CGTCAAGGCTAAATGTTGCACAGGCTGGAATCTACGACATTCAATTCAGCATCCAATTTAAGAACACCACTAATGACGGGCAAGATGTTGATGTGTGGTTTAGAAAGAACGGCACGAATATCAGCAATTCAAACAGTAGGTTTCATGTCATAGCAAGAAAATCTACGGGCGATCCATCTCACTTAATTGCTGCACTTAACTTATTTGTGAGTTTGGCGACTAATGACTATGTAGAACTCATGTGGAGACCGTCAGATGTTGGTGTCAGCATTGAGCACTTTGCAACTAGCAGTTCACCGACTAGACCAGCAGTTCCATCAGTCATTGCCACTCTTTCATTCATCTCCAATTTGTCAGTAGAACCCTCATAATTGACCTATGGCACTCGTACCAATCAAAATCCCAGCAGGCGTTTACCGCAACGGTACTGAGTACCAGTCTGCGGGGCGCTGGTTCGACTCAAACCTTATCAGGTGGTTTGAGAACACCTTGAGACCTGTGGGCGGGTGGCGTAAGCGATCAGCATCACAAATGACTGGTGTCAGTCGTGGAATGCTGACATGGCGCACTAACTCCGATGAACGGTACATTGCTGCTGGAACTCCTACAAAGCTCTACGCAATGAGCGAGGCGGGTGTCTTAAAAGACATCACACCAGTCACCTTTACAACTGGCATCACAGACGCAACATTGAAGACTGGCTACGGTTACAGCACCTACGGCAACTTTGCCTATGGTGTGGCGCGTCCAGACTTGGGTGGTCTTATTCCAGCGACTACTTGGTCAATGGACTCATGGGGCGAGTATTTGGTTGCGTGCTCCAACGCTGACGGTCAACTCCTTGAGTGGCAACTAGGCTTTACCACTCCAACATTGGCTATTGCCATCGTCAACGCGCCAACGGGTAATGAGGCTGTGATGACGACAGCAGAGCGCTTTGTCTTTGCCCTTGGTGCGTCAGGTAACCCGCGCAAGGTATCTTGGTGCGATCAGGAGAACAACACGGTCTGGACACCATCCGCAACGAATCAGGCAGGTAGCTTTGAGATTAACTCTGTCGGTTCTATCAAATGCGGTAAGCGCGTGCGCGGTATCAATCTGATCTTTACCGATGTTGATGTCCACGCTGCCAGCTACATTGGTCTGCCTTATGTGTACTCCTTCGAGAAGGCAGGATCGGGTTGTGGCGTGATCAGCTCACAGGCGGTCGCAGCCATTGACACGGCAGCGATCTGGATGTCTAAGAGTGGCTTCTTTGTATACGACGGTTACGTTAGACCATTACCCTCAGACGTTGGCGACTATGTTTTCCAGAACATCAACTACAACCAGTCAAGCAAGGTCTACGCAGTACACAACTCAAAGTACGGTGAGATCATTTGGTTCTATCCATCGAGCGCCAGCAATGAAAACGACTCCTATGTCACTTATAACTACCGCGAAAGACATTGGGCTATTGGCACTTTGTCTCGGACTACTGGAACTGATCGGGGTGTATTCACCTATCCCTTGATGATCTCGTCAGATGGATTCATCTATGAGCACGAAGTCGGCTACGCATACGACGGGGCTTCCCCATTTGTGGAGTCTGGACCGTATGAGATTGGTAACGGTGACAACATCGTATCTGTGCGTCAGGTTATCCCAGACGAGCAGACCTTGGGCGACGTCGTGATTTCCTTCAAGACTCGGATGTATCCGACTTCAACTGAGACGACTTTCGGACCGTACCCAGCAGCGCAACCGACAGATGTGAGGTTTGCTGCAAGACAGGTCAAGGTCAGGTACACGGGGGCAGTTCTAGAGGACTGGCGTGTAGGCGTGAACCGATTTGATGTTGTCGCAATGGGCAAACGGTGACTTAGAATTGACGCAAGAATTAAGGGCGGGAAAAGTACCTGTGTGTATCCGAGAGGATTACACTTTTTACTTGGAGTTCTTTAAGGGTGTTTTGTGGTTTCACATCGACATAAAAAGATGGTCGGCTGGAACTAAGAAGGGTTGCCAGAGGGACTTTGCTCTTTTAGAGAATTTAATTGGGAAGCCTATCGTCGCGCTGATACGCGAAGAAGACATCAAACTTGTAAGATTTGCCAAGTCATTTGGCTGGTCTGAGAAATGTCAAATATCACTATTAGACGGATCGAAGGCTTTTATCTACACCAACAAGGTGTGACAAGGGAGATGATATGGGTGGAGTAGTAAGCGAAATTGGCGATATTGGTCAGGGCATTATTAGTGGCGTTGATGAGGGGTTGACTCAACTCGACGACGCAATACCGCAAGAAGCCAAGATCGCAGCAGCTATCTATTTAGCGAGTCAGGGTTTGCCTGTCGGTGCTGGTGCAACAGAAGCAGCTTTAACAGCTACTGATCTTGCTATTGGTGGTGGTTCACTTGCTGGTATAGCGCCAACGGCTACTGGATTAGGTGCTGCTTTAACAGCTACCGATCTTGCTATGGGTGGTGGTTCACTTGCTGGTACACCGCCAGCCGTTGGTACTAGTCTTCTTGGTAGCGTTGGTAGCGCTTTAGGTAATTTGTCAACTGCTCAACAATTAGGGCTTGGTGCTGCTGTTTTAGGGGCAACTGGCGCTCTCGGTGGAAGTACACCATCATCAAGCACTGCAACAACTAGCATTGACCCAGATGTCAAGGCTGCATATCTACGCAACTTGGAAGAAGCAAGAACGGTTGGAGCTGGTCTAGGACAAAGACAGTTTGCACCATACGCTGACTACAACCTCGGCATGGTTCAGAAGTACATGAACCCGTATGAGAACCAAGTGGTTCAAAACACATTGGCAGACATTGAGCGTGCTCGTCAAGGTCAAATATCTGCTGAAGGTGCAAGGGCTACGGCAGCAGGAGCGTTTGGCGGTACACGCCAAGCAGTAACCAGATCATTGGTAGACGAAGCAGCTCTACGCAATGCAGGTAACTTGGCTGCTCAACTGCGTCAAGGTGGCTTTGCACAGGCTCAGAACTTGGGGCTATCGCAGCAACAACTAATGCAGCAATACGAACAGCAGAAACTCGATGCAGCTCGCGGTCTACCGCTAGAGCGTTTGAACATAGCGCAGGGCGCGTTGAGCTTGCAACCTGCAAGGGTTGGAGAAAGCACCACAAAGCCAATCTACACAAACCCAGTAGCGTCTGGCTTTGGAGGTGCATTGGGCGGTGCTCAACTCGGATCATTGATCGGTGGCAAGGCTAATCCAGAATACGCTGGCTACGGTGCTGGTCTAGGCGGTCTGCTTGGATTCTTAGGTTAAGGGGTAAGACATGGCAACGATGCAAGACTTTGGCGGTTTACTCTTTGGCGGTGGCGGTACTGGTCTAGAAGACTATCTGAGCGCTGATCAGCAAAGTGGAATTAGAAACCAAGCGTTGCTACAAGCAGCAGCAGCACTACTTTCTGCTGGTGGTCCAAGCGAGAGACCTATCAGTATTGGTCAGGCACTTGGCGGTGCTCTGCAAGCAGGTTCTGCTGGGTATCAGCAAGCACAGCAGGGTGCTTTCCAAAACTTGCTGATGAAGCAAAAACTTGACGAGGCAAAGCGATCAGCAGAGATGCGTAAGGTGTTTCCGCAAATATTTAAAGAAACGATTACTCCAGAGCAGATGACTATTGCTGGGATTCCAGCGAGGGTTGTGCGAGATGACGAAGGCAACTTGATGCCCAATGCACAGGTCACACCAGCGCAGAGACAGCTAAGTATTGATCCAAACGCATTGCAAGCGTTGACGACTCTGTCTTCTGACCCGTTAGGGACATTGGCTACTGTGGCTAACTTAGTTCCAAACTTGCGTCGTGCAGGGTTCTTAACGACTGGCGTGCAAGAGAATCCCTTTGCGATCTTTACGCAAGACCCGACAGTTCCTGACAGCATTAAGAAGATAGCAACTCAGTATGAGAGAAGCTACGCTTCTGGAACACTTGATCCTGAGAAGGCAGACGAGCGTATTCGTCAACTTGGAGAGAGTGTTCGTAATGCTCAAGAGCGTCAAACATCTAGAGAACAATCGGCATCACAGTTTGCGCAAACTGCTGCTGGTTTAGAGCAATCAAGAAATTTTGCTCAACAACAAGCTGCTGCATTGCTTGCACTTCGTCAGCAAGCCGAAGCCAATAAGCCAGAGACCTTCTCCTATGCTCAGAAAAAGGAATTTGACACGGTTCAAAAGACATTGGCAGAAGCTAAGTCAGCAGAGGACAGTTCATCCATTGCGGATCGTGCTGCACCTCTAATCTCTGAGGCTTACACAGGCAAGATCGAGGCTGGTGCTAAAGGCTTAATTGGCGCTATGGGAATATCTACAACTGCCAAGGAAGCAAACGACAGATTGACACAACTGTCTCAACAACTTGCGTTGAAGACTCCTAAGTTTAGTGGTCCGACATCTGACGCTGACGCAAAGCGTTACGACAAGGCTGTCGGTGACTTGGCGAATCCAAGTGTCACGCCAGAGTCTAAGGTTCAAGCGTTGCAAGACATTAAGAAGTTGGCTGTTAAGTCTGCCGACTATGCGCAACAACAAGAGAACTATTACTACTCAAACAACAAGAGTCTCAAGGGATTCAAGTATGTGCCGTCTAACCCATTCGGGAACTAATCATGGCAACAAAACCCACTCAAAAAGACATATTCCTGCTAACTCAGCGTCCTGACCTTGCGTCTAAGTTCGATGAGATTTATGGCAACGGTGCTGCTGCCGAGGTGCTTGCTAAGGCTGGCATTGACACGGGTCAGCCACAGGTAGCACCTGCACAGATTGCACCGCAAGTGCAACAAATGCAACAAGCTGCAAGACCCCAGCAAGCACAACCTCAAGGCAGTTATACAGGCGCAGCCATTCGCGGTCTGACTCCTCCTTTGATGGGTATGGCAATGGGAGCGCCATTCGGACCAGTCGGGATGTTGGCAGGGTCATTGGCTCTGCCAGCAGGTGACGCATTGACGGCACTACTCAATACCGCAACGGCTGGTGCAGAGAGAGTTACTGGCGGTCAGTATGGCAGGGTTACACCGCCATCACGGGCTATCCAGAACCTCTTAACTCAGGCTGGAGTACCAGAGTCAGCCACTACTGGTCAGCGTGCCTTACAGACTGGTTTAGGGACTGTGGGCGGTACTGGAGCGCAGATCGCTGGTTTGCAGAGACTGGCTCAAACTGCCGTCTCACCAGTTACTAGAGCAGTAACTCAGCAGATGGCGCAAAGACCTCTGGCTCAGACAGCCGTTGCACTACCTGCTGGCGCTGCTGGTCAGGTCGCTTTTGAGGCTGCTCAACCTTTAGGGGTGTTACCTGCAACGCTCGCTTCTATGGGTGCATCGACAGTCGTTGGCGGTGCTGGCATGGGGCAGAGACGCACACAAGCCCCGATAGGTGAAGAGATACGCGCAGCAAGCGTTGCTGACAAGGCTAGACGACTTGGCTTTACTGGCGAGACGGCTCTAACTCCAGCGCAAAGAGGTACAAGCAGAACAGCTCAAATATTTGAGGCTGCTGGATCGACTCTTCCGTTTTCTTCTGGTCAGTTTGCAAGACGCTATGGTTTGCAGTCAGACTACGCGCAAGGCATCATCAACAAGGTCGCAGACATCTTTGGCGGTATGCCAGCACAACCAGACACGGCTTTCTCTTCTGGCGCTAGTGCTGTCAAGAGTGCAGCGCAACGTAATGTGGAAAATATCGGTAGCGGTATTCGTCAAGTCGCGTCACAGACTGACATTGATTTGAATCAAGTGCCTAAGTTTCAAGACTCAATCCTTGGCGCTAGAAAGTTACTCTCTTCTATTCCCCCAGCACTACGCAAAGACCCACTATTTGAGAGCTTTGAGCAGTTCTACTTTGGCAAGCCAAACGAAGAACTAAAGTCAATGGTGGACTCTGCCTTACAGCAAGCTGGACTCAACCCTACAAGCCCTAATTACAGGGCTATGGAGGCGAGCTTTCGCAAGCAATTAGTCGATAGTGGCATCCCTGAGTTTGAGTTTCTTGGATACCAGCAAAAGGGTTCAATCGCAGGAAACGACTACCAAGACCAGCGCCAGCTCTTTAGTGACTTGGCGTACAACAACAAGGGAACTAAGGTCGGTGAAGCGTTTAGAGCTTTGCGTACTTCTTTAGACGACGCAAGGGACGAGACATTCAGAGCTGCTGGTTTAGATGATCAGATCATAAAGTTAAAAGAATTGCGTGGCTCTTACGGTGAAGCCAAGGACT